CTTATTTTTTTAGTTGTTGTAGAAACCTTTCAAGTAATATGATTAACTCCTTGCGTAGCTTTTCAACATCACCGTCATTGTCTCTTCCCTGTAAGAATCTTTTTGCCTCTTGTTCTAACTTGCTCTCAGACATTTTCAGGTACGGATACACAAAATGCTAGGGAGTAAGCTGTGTCAGTAGGCTTTGTGTCGTTTAAAAGATTCCTGATTTTTGCAGCAGCCAGCTTACATCTATCGTAGTCGTGATACATTATAGGCTGGCTCTGTACGTGGTGCATACCATTATTAAACATAATAAATATTAGTATCCACTTCATAAGACCGACTTAACTAGGTCAACTCCATATGTTACAGCAGGTACTACAACGGAATCTACGATACCAAAACCAATAACTGCTGTTACTAAAAACTGAAATGCTTCAACCATAATAATCTCCTTTATGTTAGGTCTACTATTTCACACACATCACCAGAGCAAGCCATTGTTTGCATTGCCACAGTGTTGTCTTCTTGTTCATACTCAGAGAGCTTAGACCAATCTATTCTATCTGGCATTGAACTTAATAATACTTCATACTCTTCCTTAGTGCAATCTTGATACGGCGCTTGCTGATAAGTATGATCAGAGTGTGGCAAGAAAGACACACCTGACATCTCATCAAAGTGTTCATACACAAACGCACCTACAGACATCCACTCAGTGTCACGTACTGTAATAGTTACACTAGGTTTATGTTCACACCAGTGACGCTGATACTTTAGCCAAAGCTCAAGCTGCTCAATGGCAGTCATGTCGTTACGTGTTACTGCACCTTGAGGAGCCTTAACAGGGAAACTAAACACTGTTGTCTGCTCTGGCTTATCGTTCTCAGGTTCGTTAGGAATACCTACATCTTTCATAAACTGCGTGAGTGGGTCTTTGTTATCTCCACGTACAGTACGAATGTAGTAGGGGCTGTGACGTGCATGTATCCCACTTGAACTGTCAACAAGTTGTGACACCGTTCCGCTTGGCTTGACGCAAGTTATAGCTGTAGACTGAGGTATACCTAGACGATGTGACCACTCAGCATTTGTGATAACAGCTACATCTTTTAGATGCTCTAGTGTTTTATCTAGCCCTCTGTTCTTTGTGGTTAGTAGTCGGTTGTCCATGATACCTGTAAGAGATACACCTAAGAGCCGTTCTTCTTCTGTGTTTCGTTGCCAGATTTTTCTGAGGTAGGGGAACTTTGTGTACGAGCTTTGGATTGTCCCAAGTATAGTGGCGCATCTGACTTTTCGCTCCAAGTCTTCAATCGTGTCAGTGGATCGTACAACCACCTCTGTAAGATTGCAGAACTCATACGGACGAAGAATGATTTCACTGCACGGATTAGTTCCAAACTCATGTTCAGGATCACGTCTACCATTCTTAGCGGCTTGCTTCTTACTTGCTTCACGGTTAAATACTCCTCGCTCACCTGACTTACTCTCAACTAAAGAAAGCCACTCTCTCATAAAAGTTTCCATGTCTGGCTTCTCAGTATAAGACACACTGTTGTTTGCTAGTCTACGGTGCTGTGCTGTTTCCCACCAGTGTCCTGACTTAGCGTGACGCATACGATCATCACTCAGGTTAGACAGAGATATCATAGCACTACGGCGTACACCACCAACCACTACAACCTGACCAATAAAACACATCAGGTCATGGCACTCAATACTAGACAGCTTGCGCCCTTGTGCATTCTTGAATGTCTGTACGGCAAAGTTAAACAGTTCAACCAAAGGCGCTGGGCCTGAGGCTCTACCGCCAAAAGTTTTTAGCCTTGCACCTGCAGGGCGTACACGAGAGATGTCCCACTTAGGTATCTCGCCAGCCCAGAGGAGTGCCAGCAATTGACGGAAAGACTTAGCCCAACCTTCCTTACTGTCCCTGACAACGATGATGGTTTCACTATCGTAGAGGTCGGGGATTTCGGGGAGCTTAGAGATGAACTGCCGTTCAACAGAGAAGCCCACGCCCGTTCCGCAGAGAAGAATGAACATAGCCTCGTCGAAGGACTTAGGGTCATCTACGGGTAGGTAACTACAGTTGTACCCTGCAGTGTTGTCACGCTCTAATGCAGGTCCAGCAGTCATCATAGCTCTCATAGAGGGCATGACATCTAGGTTCAGTATAGCATCACGTATTTTGTTTACGTAAGAGTCATCCCCCATCTTAGTGCGTACTACATTATCCATGTAGCGCTCTACTGTATCACTCCAAGACTCTCGCCCCTTGCCATCAAAGTATTTTGCGTATCTAGATTTGTGTATAAATGATTGATAATCTGTCGGTAAGTAGTTATCCATTATCGTTTGTCTCCGCTTCCTTTAAGTGTCCCTTTTTCTTTTCGTGCCTTTAGCTTAGCTATGTTGTTCTTAGCTACCACTGACATCTCTACGTTTAGATCACGGCACAGTGCAGCAATGTACCACAGGCAATCACCTACCTCATCTGCAATACCGTCACGATCAAACGTACCATCTCGCATAATCTTCTTTACTTTATTTGCAACTTCCCCGGCTTCCGCAGCTAAGCCCAAAGCAGGGTAGATTACTTGATGTTCTGCTTTGTAGATTGCAGTAGCTGCAGCCATGTCTTGATACTCATTGAGTAAGTAGTCTACATCGTTGAACCTTTTGAACGCATCAATATCATCTTGCGTAATCATTACCATCTCTCCTTTACTTGTAGCTTATCTATCTCTATATCGTCTATGTCATGGAAGGTGTTGTGTATCAAGTCATATATATCTTCTGTGTGTGCATCCTCAACTAATGACAGAATGTTTCCATCCTCTTCTACCTCAACCACAAAGGTGACACTGAACTTCTTGTTCATTTATGCATCTCCCTCATTGACTCTAGCATCTTCACTAGATAGTACTGTGCCTTCTCCATATCCTCTACAGGCTTGCCCTTGTAGTTGTGCCTGTGTTGATACTTAATAAGGTTGCCGTGGCAGTACCCTTTAAACTCTTCTGGTGTTAGTCTCTCCTTGATATAGTCAATACATTCTATACCGCTCAATGCATAATGCATAGGTTTACTTACTGGATCATAGTCTGACATTTAAGCACTCCCAAATGTTTTAGTGAAACGTGTAAGCTTTACTACCTTACCGTCTGTTCCTTCTACTTCTTCATACCGCTTCTCTAAAGGATTGTCAACACCCATTTTATCATTCCTGTAACTTTCTACTTCGTCATACAGGTCTTCATCAAGCTGTGCCTTATGTAAGAATGCACCCATAAGTGTAGCTAAATGTACAAGGTAAGCTGCGTCTTCTAGTTGTAGCTCTTTTAACTCACCTACTAGCAAGCCTGTACTTAACTCTCCTGTCCAGCCATCTTCATCAAAACTCGCAGGTTTTAATATCAAGGCCACCTCATCATCTTCTATGTAACGTTTCATTTATCTACCTTTTCTTTTAAGATAATTCTCTTGCTCTTTATTACTCTGCCTTTCTCTTTCAGCCAATCCTCAGGTATGACACGGTGCGCCCAGAGAAAGTCATTCTTCTCACACCACTGGAAGTACCTAGTCTTAGAACCTTTGTATAGTTTCGCCATAGAATTACTAAACACGAAGCGTATGTCTAGCTGGGGGTGTTGCTTGCGTACCTCTAAATGTTTACGTCTGTCTTCACTATCGAAGATACCCTTAGTCTCTATGATGATACCGTTATCTAACATAAAGTCAGGCGTGTAGGTTCTATATCGTAGGTCTTCCCACTCTATCTTTAGAACCTCGTACCTGACCATACGTTGTTTGTCTTTGAGGTACGCAGCAACCTCACGCTCAAGTCCACTGCGATACCTTCTTGGGTTATGCTTCCTCTTTGGCTGGGGCAACGGATGTATACTCCACTGTTGGGGGTGTCTTACCACCTTTGTAAACCTTAGAGGGTAGAGCCTGTAGATTAGGCCAACACTTGTGCTTGAAGTCACACCACCCACACGTCCTAGACAGCTTCATGTTACCACTAGCCTTACCTCTGTAAGTCTCAGGTACAGGCTCAAAGCAACGCTCAAAGGGTTCGTCATTGTTGATGTAATCATACGTGCTTTCAATGGCACTCATAGTCTTGTCTTGATCTACATCACTGGCAGAGACATACTTGAAGTCACCGTTTGATTTGTTGACTACCCACCAGCCGCCTACTTCTTTGTCAGCAGCCTTAGCGTAACCTACGAGTTGTGATACGTAGCCAAAGGTATCGTCTTTATTTAGTGTGTGGAAGTCTTGGAACTTATTCTCATAGGACCACGGTGATGCAGACTTTACGTCATCCACCTTACCGTCAAGCACCATGTCATACTCTCCGCTAATCTCCTTACCTTTAGCTATTTGTAATGCAACCCGGTCGTTGTCTTGGAAGTCAACCTTAGCTGCACGTAGGATACCTTTGAACACAGCCTCTACAATATCACCAATCATCATGTTGATCTTGAAGGACACAGGTTTAGCCACCTCTTGTTCGGGGTGGTTCTTCTGCATCCAAAGCTGACAGGTAGGACGCCCAATGTTGGACATCCTTAGTTTAAACTCACGCTTCTTAGCATCATCCTGAAACTGTTTGGTAAGAGCCGCACGTACATCCTCTGCTACTTTGTCAATAACATCGTCAGACATAGAGGCCTTACCGTCAAGTACACCCCTAAGGAATGAATGAATAGCTAACTCTGCTACGTGCTGCATTACTCAAAGTCCTGCACGTCAACAATCTTAGAAACGATATCTTCTTCTTCATCAGAGATACGCTCTACGTTTAACTCTTCCCACTTACTAAGAATGTACTCGTTGTTACGCTCCACGTAATCAATGAAGTTACTTAGCGTATCGTTGTCACCATCAGAGAAACCTACAGTAGCACCTAATGATGCGCTGATAACCGCAAACATATTACCGTTGGGCATTGATCGTGTCTCAGGGGTTAGGCCTACCAAGTTCTCAACAGGTGACACACGCTTAGTCATAAGCTTGCCGATAGTATCGTTAAGAGACTGTAGGCTTTCTCTGTTCTTTACATCAAACACCACAGGTACTTCGCCGTTGTGCTCTACAGAAGGTTCACCATCCTCTGTGAATGTATCACCAAAGGTAGCCATACCCATCATAACTTTTACCCGACTGACACTACGGATAAAGTCTTGCTGGTCTTTAGGTAATGCCTTAAAGTCTTTGATGTACCCTGAGGGTCGGCCTAAGTTAAACGTACCTAGTGTATCCTTTAGGTCTGCGTTTAAGTTAGTAGACAT